GGATGAGAGAAACCAGCTATTGATAAACCCGTCATCATCTCCCGTATACAGGGATGCGTTAAATACCGCCCCGCAGGTTGCAGACATATTTCTGCGGATAACCCACTTCGCCTCATCCATGCCCTTGTGTTTATAGTTATAAACAAGGATCGTATCCGGCACCGTAGAAGCGCCTGTAGGGATGCAGAACCAGATTTCAAAACGGAAGGGGAGATGGATGGCAAAAGCGGCATCACTGGCCGTTAGGTTCATCTCTTGTAGCGTTTCTTGAACCTTCATTGAACCCAAAGCTTCAGGCTGTAGCGTGCCGGAAGCCGCCGCCGTGGTTAGGCTGTAGATATTCTTCTTGTCCATGAAGGCAATGTCTTGCCCGAAATCCACCGCGCATCTCGGGTTTAAACACCCCCAGCTAGAGTTGACGGTATCGACCTTGAACGTATCCGGGGTGGTGCCAGACAAGGCCCATGTGGAGTTCTTCTTGAAGCAAATTAAGATGGATTCAGAGAGGGAGGGGATGTATTTGGACTTCAATGCTGTAAGGGGATCGCCATCCCCCGGGTTGATCTGGATAATTGCGCCGTTGGTGTCGTTGCTCCCGATCGTGATGGTTGTTGGGTCCAAATCATCAAAGATTGCCAAGTGGCTGGGGTACTTGGTGGAGCCGTTGAAATTGCCGTAAATCAGGCGGTTGGCATGGGTGCCCACAAGAGAGGGATTGTCGTAAGTATCTGCGCCAACAGTGATCGGAACGCCGCTGGCGGAAGATGCGGAGGTGCCGGGACCAGTCCAAACCTCCGGACTCATGCCCTCCTCTACGATATACAGACTGCCTTTGAAAGGCGCGAAGTCCACAAGATTACCGGACGTATTGCTGGTGCTGATCGTGCCATCAACAGCGCCCGTGCCCGAGTTGATCTCTTTTATTTTCCCGTTAGCGACAGCGACAAAAGCCGTGGTCCCATCGTCATCCTGGAAGAGAAACAACCCCTCAAGTGCTGCGCCAGACTCAATTTCATCGCTGAACTCGTCATAACCCACGTTGTGCGTGGTGTACTCCCCGGTCTTGCCGGGGTGCATGTTCTCGATGTTCTCGGCAGACGCAGGGGTTAGGCGTAGAACGCCGTCATCTTGATTAACGCCCTTGGAATTAACGAAGAACTCAAAGGGCTTCTGCCGTGCAACACCCCTCGGCATTAATCGTTACCGTCCGGGGTTACGTAAGTCGGGTTCATGGCATAAGCCGTGCCAAGGATGGAGATAAGATCCCTATCCGCCTCAAGCATGAGGTCTTCAGCTTCGCGAAAGCCCTTGCCCTTCTTGTAAAGCGCTTCAACCTTTTTGTCGATAAACTGGCGAATCCACGCGTCAGGCACGGGAAATACATCCGTCGTCAGGGTTAATGCGGTAAACCCGCTTTTATATCTGTATTTGATGTTGTAAACGCCATCAGGCACAGGGTAAGCCCCGACTTGATCGCTGCCCTCTAAATAGAGGTATCGGGGGACTCCGGTTGTTTCATTCCACTTCGCATCAATGCCCTTTAGGTAGTCAGGCGTTACAACTTGCATCGGCGCGTCTGAGTCTGTCTCATTCTCAACAGACCATTCTAGAAGGTTAAAAGAACGGGTAGCGGTTTCCAGCGCGTACAAGCGCGTGCCGTTGACCGTGGAAAAGTCGCCGTCAATATTAGCGAGGTAGGGCGTGTTATTCGGCAGCGCATCCAACAACTCAAGCAGGGCGTCGTTGGTGAATACAACGATGTCGCTGGTTTCGTCGTCGTTGCTAAAGCTGGTAAAAGTAGGGTCTAAACCAACCTTTTGCGCATTACGCTGTACGACAGCCAGCAATGTTTCTGCCATGATTGCCCCTTAAAAGTTGGGGCGAGATTTTACCCTCGCCCCGTGTACAACTACCGTTTAACCGTTGCGCTAACAACCCCAGTCAAACCGGGGGTGCTGGAACCACCCGTAACTACCCGAACACGAAGAAAGGGGGGCAGAACGCCGCCCATTTTGCGGAACTCGGAGAGGCTGAACGTGGTGCTTACGTTGGTGGTGGATGCCGTGTTGATATCCAGCGCCGGGGAAGCAGCCGCGCCTACCGTGCCAGCCGTGCCGCCCTGCTCAGAGGTGAGCAAGCTGAACACTGTGCCATCATGGCTGCCCAGAATCTTCAGGGTGGCCGTAGGGCTGGTGCCGGTTTGGTTGGTTACGGTGATGCCAACACAAAGATCTTTAATGGAACCATCAAGGTTAGAGATGGTGCCAGAGTCGTTTGTGGTGGCTGCGGTATGCGGGCCGGTGAAGGTAATCAGGGCTGCATACTGGTCTGTGCCGTTGTGGCTGGTTTTCGTCATGCTGTTGGTTGCGGTCACTGCGTTACTCCTTTTCGAGCCTAGATTCTATATCTGTCTTTTTTTGCTTGAGGAGATCGGTGTAGTACGAGTCCTCTCGGATTACGTCATTCCGAAGATCACGGCGTTTCTCGCCCTCTACCAGATCCTCAACCTGTTTAATCAAGTACTGAACATATCTCTTGTTCTTGAACCTGATTTCACCTTCTGAGGTCTTGTAAGAGCAGCCATCGGCCTTGCCGATGTACACGATTTCCCAATAATCTTCTTGAATCTTCGAGAGGGCATCGACGCCACGGACAAAGTGCCACGCGGGGTTTTCATCGTCCTTATTCCTGACGGCAAAGAGGTGACGGTTTTGAGCGGCTGGCACGTCTTTTGGATCACGCGCTAAGCGATGCTCTTGACCTTCTTCATCAAAGCCCCCAAGAAGATGGGCAAATTTTTCTTTTGTCCGGTTGACACGAGCTGAACTAACCATGTTTTTCCTCCAAGCAATAGCAGGGGGTTTTAGCCCCCTGCCTTGTAAACTGAAACTTAAGCGGCCTTCTTGATAACCACGGCTGCGGCGCTGTGGAACACCTTGCTGCCGTAGTAAGCCAGACCCTTAACGCCTTTGCCCCATTGTTTCTCGGGCGAGTACGTTTCCACCTTTTTAAGGCGAAGCACGAAGTCAACGAACAATTCGCTGTTAAACAGCATCAGGTTCTTGACGCTCGACGCGGTAGCGATGCGGTTGCTTTCCACGATCTCAAAGCCAGCGAACTTGCCTTTGTAACCGTTGCGGACAACCCCGTCACCGGCTTGGGTGGCGTGGATCATCTCATCCGAGCGCTCAATCAGGTTGCAGGTTTCAACATCCACCACAGCAACCAGCTTGCCGCCGGAATACTCAAGGATATTGTCTTCACCCAACAGTCTCTTGGCGTCCATGAAGTAGCCGTAGATGTTGCTCTTGGTGAGCGTGACGCCTGCGCTATCAGCGCCAATCACGTTACCGGCATCCACTGAGGCATATTTGCCAAGCAGGTGGGTGTCGATCGTCTGGGCCATTGCGATATCAGCGCGGTTCATATAGCCCTTCACCAGATCAATCTTCTGGGCGTCTGCCTGCTCCAGATCGTCAATCACGAAGTTAAAGTACTTCTGTTGATCCATCGTGATCGTGTCGCTGGTGGAGGTAACAGCCGAGACGGTCATATCCGTGCCTTCGGTGTAGCTGCCAATGGTTACATCACCGAGCTTGGGGCGCTGGGCAGTAACGCCGCCGCCTGCAAACTCGACTTCCATCTGTTTGTTGACATAGGGGAGCATCTTGGAGCCTGCATCCAGGTTCTTAATCAGGAACTTGGAGAGGATGGTTGTATAATGCGAGTTCATTCCGCTGTTAGCCATGAGGGTAACTCCTTAAAAATCTTCTATTCCGAATCGCCGTTCAGACTGGCAATCAAGGCAGCGGTAATCTCCGAGTCAGGGAGCTTGTTAAAAGCGTCCTGAGACATGGAGGCTACTGCTTTGGCTTTGTTTGCTGTTGAGTCACGTTCTGGCGTATTAACCTGTACCCTCTTGCGCCGGGTCGTGACATCCGGGGCCGATGGCTTTTTCTCAACTTCAGGCTGCTCTCCGCTGGTCAGTGCCTTTACGGAATCGAGTAACCCGAGTCGCTGTAAACTTTGAACAACCAGCTTTCTTCGCCCGTCATCGGTGCGGCTGGCTTGGTAAATCTCTTTGTTGAAATTGGGGCTTTTCTTATCGAGAAACGGGGTAAGGTATTCCCGCACTTTGCCGCCAAACTGGTCTTTAAACCCCGGGTAGCTGGCCTCAAACTCAGCCCCTACCTGCGTCCATTTGGGCGCATCTTCAACTTGCTCTTTAAAACCGGTGTAGTCTTCGTAGTGCTGTTTATACTGCTCTGTGCGCTGGGTGTAGTCCGAGTACATCTCGACCGCGCGATTGCGGTTGTATTGGGCTTTCGCTAACTGATCAAGTTTCCCTGTGTCCTGTAAGCCCTGTGAGTACTCATTGAACTGCTCGTCTGTCATCTCAATGATGCCAACGCCTTTGTCATCCTTCAGGGTGTTCAGGCTGGCGATCTGCTGGTTTGTTTTCTGGAGGCTCTCAAATTCCTGAGAGAGATAGGCTTCAATCTCTTTGATCTTGACTTGCTCAGGCGGAACTTCGGGTTCAGTCGAGTACTTGGCAATCAGGTCTTCCGGCTCGTCGTCTTCCTCTACCTCTGGCTCATCGTCGTTCAGCGGGGAGGGTTCTTCTTCCGGTTCCCCCTCTGCTGGCTCAGGCTTTTCGGCGGGTTTTGGGGTTTCTTCCTCTGGCTTTTCAAGGCCAAAGTCCTCCTCCATCTCGAGGCCCTTGATCAATTCCTTGTCTTGTTCATTAAACTCAATAGGTGTCGTCGTCATCGTTGTCTCCTGCCTGCTCGGAAACATGACTCTGCATCTCGTCACAGATTGCAGTAATCCCGTCCCGCATCATGGCTTTTCTGTTAACATCCACGGTCAGCGCCTCGCCCTGCAGGCGGTCGTCTGTCTCCGTTTCAATGAGCATGTAAGCAACCAGCGTTTCCAAATCCTCATTTTCAAAGAGGTTTTGAGAAGCGCGTTTAACCAGCAACAATCGCTTGTTCATTGGGAGTCGGCGCAATGCTAGGTAGTCCACTCGGGTTTCCTCCTGGGGCATCCATACCGCCGGGGATTATTTGACCCGCAGCAGCCTCAACAAACTCATCCGCATCAGACAGCCCACCTTCAATCAGCAAGCGTCTAACAGCCGCAAGGGGCTTCACTTTAACGCCCTCATTCTCAATGGTGGCTATGCCCGCCTGAACCAAGAGGGGTAAGATTTCAGTCAGGAAGGATTTAAGATTCGCAAGCCTGCGGTTTCTGGTGAGCGTGGCTTGTGTGGAGGTAATGATAAACTTGTAATCCAGCAGCTTCACGTCATCCGGCGTCAGTTCCGTGCCGTCAATGACTTCGGTTTTTTCTTTGTATTGCCGGTCATTCTCAAAAGCCATCTCAAGGAACGGCTCAAGCACGTTGTTATCGAAAGCCGTCATAATCGCGTGATAGCGGCTGTTCCCGCCTTGTACCCGCTGATCCACTTCAAAAGCACTAACCCGGCCCTGTTCCGGCCCTTCCCCGCTGACAAAGGGATTAACGCCCGTAATGTCTTCGATCATCTTCATGGAGCGATCAATCAGTTGGGCGGCGAATTGAACATCCGCAATGTCCACAGCGATCTGCCAGAGGCTGTCGCGGCTTTCCATCGGGAAGGTCTTGCCTTGCCGGATCTCCACTTCCCCGCTGGCCATAATCTTGCGGAGTGCCTTGTCTTTGGCGTTCCACCCGAAGATGGGCTTACCAGCCCAGCGGAGGACAGACAGGGTATCAGACGTGGCTTGATCAATGACTTCAGAGTGGGGGATTGCGTGCTTAATAGCCGACTCACCCATAATCTGATTCGGAATGGGCTTATACGGGGCAACGATATAAGGCATCTGCCCGTGGTTGTCTTCATACGGCCCGATCCAGAGGGTTTCAGTGCCGTTCATAACAACGACACAATGATCTTTGTACTCTTCCCCATCAATAATGAAATCGCCGTAGCACGCCATCAGCAGGACGTGTTTGTTGCCGTCTGGCTCAAACTGGGGATCTATCGCCCGTGGGATTTCAAGCAGGCCGGAATGCTCCCGCTTCATCGTGTCCGTTTGCTCGTCGAAACACTGTTTCCAAGGAACAATCTTGTCTTCTTTAACCTTCGGGTATTTCCGCTTAATGGCGCTCTTGGTTTCATACCAGCGGCGGATAAACCAACTGTCTTCCATCGATGTGGCAGATTGATCAACACGCCAGTCGTTGAAATCAAGCACCTCTAATACGGTGCCTTCCCAATCAACCACTTCTTTGGTTGTGGAGATGACCTTGCGAGAGAGGATGGGGATCTTGATGCCCAGCACGTTCAGAGAGTCCTTGACCATCTGCTGCGCGTACTCGGTCTTCTTGACCTTCTTGCG